GTGAACCCAATTTACAATGAGTATCTTACATTCTTGCGAGATACGACCAAACAGCCATTAGAAGATCTGAAAGAAGGCTACTTTTGGCTAGATAAATCCATTATTAAAGGATTTGATAAACAAGGAAATGAACATAAATTCTATCGAGTAAAGATTAAAAATTCGCTTGAAAGATTGGATTGCACCAAATTAAAATCCTATGACAATATATCAGATGTGGATTTAGCAAGTTGGCAAGATTTAATCGAATTACAGAAAGAACATCTAACGCAGCTTGAAGCTGATTCATTAGAACTAATCAAAGAAAAGACAGAGAAGTTTAATACATATACTTCAATAATTCCTGTTTCTATGGGTAAGGATTCAATGCTTACCTGTCATCTAGTCAGAAAATTATATCCAAAAACAAAAGCAATATTTAATAATACATCGCTTGATTGTGCAGATACATATAGAATGGTTAAGACTTTCCCTAATTGTGAGATTATGAATCCTAAAAAGGGATTCTATCAATATGTAGAATCAGATCACATGATTCCAACGAGATTTGCTCGTTTTTGCTGTAGAATTTTCAAGGTTGGTGTTATGGTATCACAGCTTGACCACGACCATCCGTATCTTATGTGGATGGGAATGAGAAATGAAGAGTCAAATACTCGTAGTGGTTATCAGGATGAATGGATAAATGAGCAGGAGTGGGGCAAGACCCGTTGGCAAGGTATTCTTCCTATTAGAAAATGGTCAGAAATGGATGTATGGCTTTATACAATTTGGAAGAACATTGAGATAAATCCAAAATACAAGAAGGGTTATTCCAGAGTTGGGTGTGCCATTGCGTGTCCATTCTATACGAAATCTACTTGGATTTTGGACAAGTATTGGTATCCACAGGCTTATGAGAGATGGAGAAACATCTTAAAAGAAGACTTTATTGCAAATAAGAAATGGATAATCATGAACTGCACCATTGACGAATATCTTACTCAGGCTTGGAATGGTGGGACATTCAGAGATGAGCCAACTGATGAAGTTATTCAGGAATTTGCGGAGTACAACGGATTGAATGTTGGCGATACGAAAGTAGCAAGACAGTATTTCAATAAGTATTGTGATGAGTGTGAAAAGAGAATAAAAGATAAGACAACGCTGGCAATGAATATGAAATTCCACGGAAGAGATGTGTCGAAGTTCTTGTGTAAGAAATGCTTCAAGAAATTATATGAGATGGATGATGATAAGTGGAATAAGTATGTTGAATCGTTCAAAAGAGACGGTTGTGCATTGTTCTAACAGAGAATAATATGATGTAACAATTAATCATATCTAAGCCATTCGGTTATGGAAATCCCAGTAACAAGAAGAAATACTATTTTCTTATAGTGGTTGCAAACACTAGGAAAATCAATAATTTTATAATACAGAAAGGTAAAAATAGTAAACCTATAGGTAATTTAGATTGCGCAATCTCTATGAAAATAAGAGATTATGAATGATGTAAATAAAAATACTAATTCATTACGAAAAGCAAAAACGCTTGATGAATTATTAGATACATGTCCACGTAATCAAATTATTGGTGATAATTTGGTTAGGGCATGGTCGAAAATTAATAGTCCTAAATATAAGAAGATAGTTTGCTCGATTTCAGGTGGATCAGATAGTGACGTGATGCTTGATATTGTTTGGCGATGTGATAAAGATAATAAAGTTGATTATGTTTGGTTTGATACGGGTCTTGAATATCAAGCGACTAAAGAGCATCTAAAATATTTGGAAAACAAATATAACATAAAGATAAAACCATATAAGGCAATTAAGCCTATTCCATTATCATGTAAACAATATGGTCAACCGTTTATAAATAAACAGGCTGCTGAATATATAGATAGACTTCAAAGACATGGTTTTAAATGGGAAGATAAATCGTTTGATGAATTATATAAGGAATATCCTAAGTGTAAAGCTGCTTTACTGTGGTGGTGTAATTTAAAGAAATCGAATGCGTTTAATATTGCAAATAATAAATGGCTTAAAGAGTTTATTATTGAAAATCCACCAACATTTAAAATTTCATCAAAATGCTGTCAGTATGCAAAAAAGGACGTTTCTCATAAATTGATAAAAGAAAATACATATGAATTAAATATAGTTGGTGTGCGAAGAGCAGAAGGTGGTGTTAGAGCCACATCGTATAAGTCTTGTTTTAGCGAAGGCGATGATGGATGTGATAATTATAGACCTCTATTTTGGTATAAAGATTCTGACAAAATTGATTATGAAAACGCTTATAATGTTGAGCATTCAGATTGCTATGTTGTTTATGCCTTACCAAGAACAGGTTGTGCAGGTTGTCCATTTGGAAGAGATTTTGAGAATGAACTTGAAGTTATTCAAAAATATGAACCAAAACTATATAAGGCTGTAAACTTTATCTTTGGTGAGTCTTACGAATATACAAGGAAATATCGTGAATTCGTAAAGAAAATGAATAAAAAGTAGAGAATAACAAATTGAGAGGTCACGAAAGTCTTGTAAAATAAGGCTTTTAGAACCTCAAAAGTAGAATGAAATTTTTCTTTCATCTGGACAGATTGGAGGTAGAGATGAGAAATTTTTATAGTGGTATCAGTAATGACAGAACACAATTTTTAATAAATATGAATTGGTACAAAGACAATGAAGTAGAAACTTGTTTTAATTTGAGTAAAAATTTTCATGGGTTATGTGAAAAATGTAGTATTGATAAAAACGATTTTGAATTAGTATATTTAAAATTTAAGTGGGTTGGTAATACATATTACCCACAAGAAAGTGATAAAAGTAAGGGACAACCAATTAGGGTATATAAAATCAAGATGTAAATAATAAATATATAATTCTGAATAGGAGAATAATTATATGAATAATTTAACACGTAGAAAAGAAATAAATCTTTATGAAGCAATTCAAAAATCGTTTCCTAAAATTCTAATCAAAGATCTTACAGAGCATGAAAGAATTTGTCCTGTCTGCAATGGTCTTGGAATGAGAATTGAAGATAATATTTATGGAATCGAAGGTGATACATCTGAAGCTGGCAGAAAATATCTTTTTCCATACAAGCATCAATCACTTTCATTCTGCCAGAGTTGTTTTAATGGAGTGCAGAGATTATGTCCTTATTGTGGACAACCTTATAAGAATCAGGGATATATGCATTGTGACTGTGAAGGGCAGAAGAAAGCTGACGAAGAAGAGAGAATAAAGAAGTGGAATGAGAAAGCTTCTAAAGCTGTAGCAGTTGATGAAAAAGATGTAGACACAATGCTGTACTGTGAAGAGTTTGACGAGTATTACGATACTGTTGATGATTTCTTTGACGATTATTTTGGGCGTTATACAGATGAAGAATTTAATAATGATGGCAGACCTGAGAGATTATGGGTGTGCAGCGTGGAGAAGATTCATATTGATGCTGATAATGTAGTTGACAATGCTTGCGAAGAGTTACATGAAGATGCTTATGAACAGTGTGATATTGGTGGTCTGCAAAATTTATTAGATACATGGTGTAAAGATCAGACAGGAGCTACTACATATTATCCATGTTATAAGCAGTATGTAGAAATTGATTGGAGTGAATATGAAGATTGTAGCAGGTGATTATTTCGGTAAAAATATTCAGTTTGTATGTAGATGTTGCAACTGTGTATATGAAGTTGAATCAAAGGATGATTGGAATGTTCAGATGATATTTCCTAACTATTGTAGTTTTAAATATAAAGTTCCTGAATATGGAGTAACTTGTCCTAATTGTGGTCATGAAGAATATCTTGGTTGCGATCAAGATGACTTGATAGGAACTGAATCTGAAAACCTACACTGTCCTTGGATTCCATTATTAAAGAAGAGAACAGATTGGAATGAACGATATAGGGTTGAGCCAATAAGAGAATAAATTAACAGGAAAGATTCGTTTCCTTTGGAAATTATAACAGATAGGAGTGATATAAACGAGAGTATATAAAGATAAACAGTATCTCATTTTTGATTATGAAGATGGGCGTACTGTAAAATATGATTTCGCAACAAAGACTGCTATTGGAATTAAAGGTAAACCAGTAAAAAATTTATGTAGTCAACTAAGTGGTTTTACCTTAAATAAACTATTTGATTGTTGTGATGATGAAAAGTATGCAAAGTTTTTACGATTTGTAAAGAGAGAAGAGTCTAATTATTATCCAATATATAATATAGGAACAATTCTAAATCGTGTACCACGATACTCAAACTATGAACAGTTGTTTTCAGCAGGAATAGATGAGATTTTAGATAGTAGGAACAAATTCAGATATACGATTAATCAAATTCCCAAAGCGTTAATTAAATTATGTAAAAGCAGAGAGATAAAATTATCGAATAATATTCTTGAATATTATAAGAAGAATCCTGATGCTCATTTGATTGCATATAAGCTAGAATATATGAGTTTGACAGATGATGATATTTACGAAATTTGGTCAACAGATAATTATGACTACGACAACGAAACAAGGCAATATCATTATTGGTCATATTTCAATAAATTATTAGATGAACTTGGTTATACAGCAAAAGCACTTTTATTATACATTGATCAATTGAAAACATTTGAAGCGTTGGACAATGTTGCATATGTAATAAAAGAACTATATGACTATGCGAGTATGATGAAAGCTATTAGTCCTAAATTTGATAAATATCCAAGACATTTTCTTACAACTCATAAAATTGCTTGTAGAAATTATAACAGAATGAAGAAAGAGTTCTCAGAAGAATTATTTAAAAAGAGAATAAATAAACAGTATGAATGTTCTTTTGGTGATTACATATTTATTTATCCAGATTCTACACAGGATATAAAGGATGAGGCTGCCTCACAAAATAACTGTGTTGCTTCATATATAGATAAGGTTATTGACGGTAAGTGCCACATTCTTTTCTTGAGAAAAAAGAATAAACCAGATGAGAGTTTGGTAACGATTGAAGTAAGAAATAACCATATTGTACAAGCTAGACGAAGATTCAATGATGATGTAACAGCAGAGGATCAGAAAGCTATTGATGCATTTAACAAAAAGTTTGCAAATAAGGAGGATAAAGCAGCATGATTAAAGGCGATCGAATTAAATTAGTTCGTAAGATGGGTGTTTTTGACAACATCGGTGAGATTTGTGAAGTAACTGATATTCAGGAAGGTGGAGTAATCTGCTTTAAGTTCGGTGGTTGCCATCTTGGTTGTATGTCATATGACGAGTATGAAAAGTATTTTGAGAAGGTTGAGACACCTGTAAAGAAGCCTTGGAGTGATTGGAGTTTGGCACATGAACTTACTTTTATGGATATTAAGGGTGATGAAAAGACCATTAAATATCAGTATAGAGATAATGGTAAGAGAGTCCAGGTTAGAAGTGGTGTTTTGAAAGCAGGTTCATCTTGTTATGACGAGGACGAATTTAGTCTTAGTAGTGGCTTGGAACTGGCAGAGATGAGATTAGTTGTAAAATACCTTGATAACCAGGTTAAGTCAATTGCAAAGTCGATGTAAGAGGAGAATAAATATATGAAAGCGTTTGATAAAATCTTTGATGCAATTAGTAGTCTTAATAACAACATCGTACATTTAATTGATTGCTATAAGAGAGAACATGATGATGTGATTAGAACATATAACAACTATAAAAATATTATTCAGGAACAGGATAGAATTATACAGTCGTTACTGAAATCACAGACAACCAATAAAGATATGGAGTGCATGGTATTTGTCCCATACAGAGGTAAGCCAGTTGTAATTAAAAATGGCGAAGTAGTAAGCACAGACAATATGACTTCATTTGATGTTGATTGGGCTTATGATAGACGAACTGATGTAACTGTAAGAGGAGAATAAATGGATAGAAAGAATATAATTTTCGATAAAGATTCAAGAGCTAATTTGATCGAAAGCATTGTACAGGACGCAATTCAAAATGTCTTGGAAGAAATTGATAAGAATTTAATTGCGCATTTGGAGTGTAGATATGCGTGGTTAGGCGATTCTGACGAAGCGTACAATCCATATACAAAAGAGAGAATAGATTTATGGAAAAATAGAAAAAGATATACTCTTCCAACAAATAACTGTACATATAAAACAGTGTATGATTTTATGGAGAATATTATCAAAGAAGAATTATACAACAGATCTTATGATGATGCCAATATGCCAATTGTATACTTATCTGAATGCTATTTATCAGGAACAGATATTATCGTAAAAATTGGCGTTACATTATTACAGAAAGGTGAGGATAAGAAGGCTGACGAATAACAATATGTAGAAAAGTTAAAAAATAGTACACTATATATAGTGACTATATAAATTAAAACTACTATATATAGTGACAAAATGGACAAGAAATATCGGTTTCATGTGGAGGTAAAATAAATGAGTTGTAAATATCCAAAAGAAAGTAGAATGCATTATGCGTGTGTTTTATGTGATGAAAAGAATGTATGTAAAGATACAATTACTTCTTTGCCTTTAGCAGACTCTAACATTCCTATGCCAGAAGTTTATCCACCAAAGAATGTTATTCCGTCTGCATCAGAGGCGAATGAGATGACAAACCATGTAATTGATAGCTGCATTACACAGCAATTAGCAGAGTTATCAAAATTGATTAGAGATGCAATTGCAGATGGCAAATTTTCAATCAGTGAAGATGGTTGTTTAAAACCTGAAACACGAAAGAAATTAGAGGAACTTGGTTATAAGATTGAAACTGGTACTCAGTACAATGAGCCATATTACAGTATTAGTTGGAAAGAAACGAAGTAAATTTCGATTTCTTGTGAGGAGGTGAAATCTTGGAGAAAGTAATCAAATATAGATGTTCTGAATGTGGAGAATTGTTTGATACACCTGAAGAGGCTTTAGCTTGTGAAACAAGACACAAAAGAATTGAGAGGGCTAATGTGATGCTTAGACATGGATATACATTAAAACAAATCAATGACGAGTGTGAGATTTGGGATTCTATACCAAAACATTTAGAGAATGTAAATACGGACAACTGTTTCAAAATCAGCTACTGGCAATGTTGTCAGCACCCTGCTTATAGAATTACTCGTATCTGTTTTGATGGAGAGGTAAATGTAAGAGGTTGTGGTTCGTGGAGTGGATATTATGGTGATCATCTTAAATTAAGTAGCAGTGACTTAATGAATCCAAGACCAAAGGAAGAGTTGTTTATAGATAGTAGATATACAAGCAAATGGTGATTATAAAGGAGAAAATAATTATAGAAAGAGAGGTACATATTATGCCAGTTAGAGATGATTTAGGCGTTAGGATGAAGACATTTTATGAGCAAATTCCTAAGACAAAATTAATGAGAAGATGCCCTGTGGCACTGAGAATTGATGGGAAAGCTTTTCATACGTTCACAAGAGGATTCCAGAAACCTTTTGATGAAGTATTGATTAAGTCAATGCAGAAAACAATGAAGTATCTATGTGAGAATATTCAAGGTTGTGTTCTTGGATATACGCAGTCAGATGAGATTACACTTATTCTTGTTGATTATAAGAAACTTACATCTTCAGCTTGGTTTGATTATGAAGTACAGAAGATTTGTAGTATTGCTGCAAGTATGGCTACGATGGCATTTAATAATATTTTTTCTAAATATGTAAAGGGATTTGATTTAGAGTTAGCATATAACGATAATGGAATTGATACTGAAGAAAATAGAAAGTTATGGAAAATTTATAAAAAAGCTATTAACAATGGTGCAATGTTTGATGCTCGTTGTTTCAATATTCCAAAAGAAGAAGTGACAAATCTCATATATTGGAGACAATTAGACGCTTCTCGTAATTCAATTCAGATGGTAGGTCAAGCCAATTTTTCACACAAAGAATTACAGAATAAGTCATGTAATGATATTCAGGATATGCTTATGACTCAGAAAGGTATTAACTGGAATGATTTACCGACTTATCAAAAGAGAGGAAGCTGTTGTGTAAGAAATAAGATTGTTATTGAATCTGATGGTGTCGTGGCAACTGCACAATTAAGAGATGCTTCTAAATCAGAAAATGAGTGGATTATTGATACAGATATTCCTATTTTCAAGAGCGAAGGTAGAGAATATATTGATAGATTAGTTTTTGTTGGTGAAGAGTAAATATAAAGGAGAATATACATATGAGTAATTTGAAGGAAAAATTAACAAAAGGTGGAGTAACAGCAGTTATTGTCATTACAATTTTGGCATTATGCTATGGGCTTAGTTGGATTGTTACATGTGGAATAATCAAGCTTATTACAATGTGCTTTGGCTTGACATTTAAATGGTCTATTGCGACTGGTATTTGGTTGATTATCTGTATTTTAAGGTCAGTTTTCAATGTAACAGTGAAGAAATAGAGCCGAAGGAAACTGACATTTCTTAGTGTAAATTGGAGAATATTATTATGGAATATACAAGAGATCGTAGGGCGTGTCTTAATTTGATACGAGATCCAGTAGATAATTATATAGAACATAAAGATGAAATCGAAGAAACTCTTAAACCATTCACAGTAGTTCCACGAAATAAAATATCTAAAGTAGATACAGACCAATGGTTATATATTAGTTCGGCTCGGCGAGATAAAAATTATGTAAGAGCTATCGAAATTTGTAAAGGTAGTAAGATTTACAGTACAGATGAAAATAATCTATACGAATTAGACAAAGAATTGAATAAACTTGGATTTAAGACAAGAATGGGTAGAAATTGTGATACAGGAACTTTAAGTATCGCAGTCTTGGAAGAACCTGAAGAGGTGAAAAATTGAAAATATGTGTAACAGGTCATAGACCAAATAAATTATATGGATATAATCTATCTGATCCACGTTGGCAGAGATTAAAAGAACAGTTCAAATCAATTTTAAAAGAGAATAATTGTGAGGAAGCAATTACAGGAATGGCTCTTGGAGTTGATACAGTGTTTGCATTGGCAGTATTAGAATTAAAAAACGAAGGATATGATATTGAGCTGCATTGTGCAATCCCTTGTAAAAATCATTCTTGTAAATGGATTAAGGAGAGCGTTGACCAATATAATGATATTCTTTCCAAAGCAGATACAGTGAAGTTGGTATCTGATGAGGAGTATAAGCCTTGGTTAATGCAGAAAAGAAATGAATATATGGTTGATTTAGCTGATAAAGTTATTGCAGTTTGGGATGGTTCAAAGGGTGGAACAGCAAATTGTGTTAAGTATGCTGAAAAGGTTGGAAAAGAAATCATCAGAATTGAACCATAGAACAGAGAATATATAGTTGGAGGTGAGAAATGTGAGTATGGTGAATTTAAATTTACACACAATTGTATTGATTGTGTTGTGTCATTTAATTGGTGATTATGTGTTGCAATGTGATTTTATTGCACAGACAAAAGGAAAAAATTGGTATCATTTATTTGTGCATTGTGCATTATATTGTGTTCCATTTCTAGTAGTATTTGGTTGGACATGGCAGTTGGCAGTAATTTTTATTTCACATCTGATTATTGATCCGTTGAAAGCAAGATGGGATAAGATTACATATACTACAGACCAGACATTACATTATATAATCGGAATGCTTTATCTTATTGGTTAATCAACCAAACAATTTCCAATAAAAATGAAAATCGAATAGAGAATAAGTAAGAGGTGGATATGGATAATCAAACATATAACGCTTGCCGTTATTTTATTGGCAGTATTGATTCAATAAGCAGTAATGCAAAAATAATTATTAATAACATTAAATCTTATAACAATGATACTGATTCATCGGCAAAATTATTTATTCATTCAAAATGCTCAAATACGGAGAATATATTATCAGAAGATGAGGTGAATCTAGTGATTTCAATGATATTGAGAAAATATAAGAAAAGTATTGAGCAATATCAAAAGGAATTGAATGAATGTATTAACGAAGAAGTTTTGAAAATAACGGAGACATTAAAAGAGTTGGATAATAAGAGTAAAACAGAGAATAAGTAAGTGAAGCAGTCACAGTAATTCACTGTTTCATTGGTTATTAGGAGGTGAAAAAATGCCAACAGGTTATACAGCATATATAGAAAATGGAGATATTACAACAGGAAAAGATTTCTTAAAACTCTGTACGAGGAATTTTGGTATTGCTATAGACATGAGAGATGAATCGTTATCAGTACCAACTCCAACACATTTTGAACCAAATTCTTATTACAAGAAAGAATATGATAAAGCTGTCGAGGTTTGTAATAAGTACAGACTGATGACTTTTGATAAAGCAAAACAGGAAATGATTAAAAGTTACAATGATAGAATCGCTTCTACTAAGAAATGTTTGGAGAATTATAAAACAGAGGACGAAAAATATAAGAAGGTTAGAGACGAAGTTGTAAAGTGGAATCCACCAACAGATGAACATGAAGGATTGAAAAAGTTTGCATTAGAGCAAATAGATATATCTATGAACACATCTTACTATAAATACTTGGAAGATGATTTGAACAAGGAATTAGATATTAGTGACAAAGCAGTTTATGCTTATATGAATGACATCAACGAGTCTTGTGAAAAAGATGTTGAAAGAGCATACAGACGATGGCAGGAAGATTTGAAACGAACTGCTGAAAAGAGTTTGTGGATGCAACAGTTTATAGATAGTTTGGAGAATATATAAGTGAGGTGAGATACATAGAAGTAATTGAAACAAATCTAATCATTGATGAAAATAATATCATCAGAGATCATCAATCAAGAGTGGTTGAGGCAGACAGTTGGGACGAATATTGTAAAGCACATAAGAATTATGATGGTAAAGCAGTTTTCTTCAAATCAAAAGTTATGAAAGGTAACAGCATCCAATCTAATTGTAGAATTTCAAATCTGAAATATGATGAAATGCATTTGTCTTGTAATATCACAAAATTAAAAGATAATGGAGAAGAAATCTTTACAGATAAAAGATTGGCATATCGAATAGTTAATCCGACTTAATCAAGTCAAAAATTCCAAAAACAAATAACTGAACAGAGAATATATGAATGGGTGGTTAGCAGCATACCCTTGAGTTTTTGCACTCAAAAATCACTGTTTATGGATAAATTTTCACATAGATTTACTTCCATGTTCCGTCCTGTTGGGCGTTTATATAGATTGTTTTATTAACAATATTTACATAAATTATTTAATTTTAAGGAGGACATTTTTAAATGGCAGAGACAACAACAAAGGAAACAAATTTAAGACAGGCAAATGCAAAAGCAACAGCAGTAGGTGTAGTTAGTGAGAAGGATCTGAAGATTGTAACAGAGGATGGAAAGAATAAGGTAACAGGTCATATTACAGTCAAGACTTCTGATGTGAATTTCGTTAAGTACAACGTCAATGTAAATGAGAAGACTAAGGCTGGTACTGACAATAAGACTTATGCAGGTATTCAGACAGTAATGAATGAGTACAAGTCTATTGCAGAAGTTGGCGAGGAAGAGGCTACAAAGGTTAGAGTCACTGGTGATATTAGCCCATTTACAGGCAAGAACGGTGAGAAGATTGTATCTTACAAGAGCAATTTCTTCAATAGATTAAAGGCTGATGAAGAGTTTGAGCCACATGCAGAGTTCGCAGTAGAGGTATTTATTTCGGATATTAGTCCTGAACTTGATAACGAGGGAGTAGAAACAGGAAGACTTGCGGTGAGTGGTTGGATGCCTACATATAACGGAATTGAGCCAATTGATCTTGTAGCAGAGGGTGAAGTAGCACAGGCAGTTGATTCTGGTTTTGAAGTAGGACAGACAGTAGAGTTCTATGGAGACATTATTAATAACAGAATTGAGACTGTTACAGAGATTCCAGTTAAGATTGGTAAGCCAAGAAGAAAGGTAAAAGTAGATTACAAGAGCGATCTTATTATTACTGGTGCTTCTGAGCCTTATGAAGAGGGTATCACACCAGAAGTTCCATATGTTGCTGAAACAATTCAGGCTGCAATTCAGGAGAGAGCAAATCGTCTTGAGGAAGAAAAAGCTAAAGCTCAGAGTGGTGCAAAGGCATCTACTGCAAAGCCAAGTGGTGCAGCACACGGTAGAAGTTTAGGTTTCTAATCTAACTTTGTTGTAGGTACGAATGAAATAGTTTGAAACATGTACCATTTTTATTAAGAAAATATTTTTAAAAATAAAGGAGAATTACATGAACGAATTAGATATTTTTAATCCACAGGTCAGCACAGTAGCAAAAGGTTTAGAGGGCAAGGTTATTCTTGTCTATGGTGGAAATAACTTAGGAAAGACTAAACAGGCAACTCGTATGAAGAAGCCATTCTATCTTCCATTCGAGGCAGGTCTTAATGCCATTCCTGGTGTTCCATATTGTCCTATTACAAAGTGGTCTGACTTCATTAAGATTAACAAGCAGCTTACAGATCCAGCGACAGTAGAAAAAGCAAGAGAGATGTATTCAACAATTATCTTTGATGAGATTGAAGCGGCTGCAAATTATTGTCAGGAATTTATTTGCCAGAAGTATAAAGCTCCTTCAATCGGAGAAGGAAATGGTGGATATGGACTTTGGAAAGAGTATGAGACTGAGTTCTGGAAGCAGATTAACAAGTTACTTGGTGCTGGATATTGTTGTTACTTTATTGCACACGCACAGGAGAAGGATGGATATATTTCACCAAAGGCTGATAAGAGAGCGTTAGCACCTATCATCAATAATACAGACTTATGTGTTTATGTTCGTTCTAACGGTGTTGATAAAGACGGTAAGGTTGTTAAGTCTTCTGGTTTCTTAGCACAGACAGATGAGTTCTTTGCTCGTTCTCGTTTCGATTATCTTCCTACTACTTATATTGAGGAGTTCACTGCTGAAGCTCTTGAAGATGTAATTATTAAGGCTATTGAGATTCAGGAGAGAGAAGAGGGAATCACAGCAGTTACATACGAGGAGCAGAAAGCACAGAGAACAGTTGATGTTAAATCATATGATGACCTCATGGACGAGCTACAGAAACTTGGAGAGAAGCTTGCTGATAATGGATATCTTGAGGATTTACAGACAATCGTTGCAAATCAGTTAGGCGAAGGCAAGAAGGCTAGTGATCTGAAGAAAGGTCAGGAACAGCTTATTGAAGCAATCATTTATGATATTGAGAGTTTCATTGAGGAGAATAACTTATAAGAGGTTGATACATGGCAGCTCGAAGAAAATGCGTAATATGCAATGAGCCAATTGTAGACGAGGATGGCGTTCCCTACAAGGGACGCTATGCTCATAAAAAATGTTTTAATATTGCAATCAAGACATTGCAGAAAGACAAAACTGAACAGATAGATAAGGTTGCTACAAAGAAAAAAGTCGGTAGAAAGGCTAGACCTCAAGCCGAATTAAAAGAAGCATTATCCGAAGAGGAATATGCAAAAAAGCAACAGTATTATAAGTATTTAAGAAGTCTCATCGAAGGAGAAGAATTAAGTACAAAAGTATATGCCTTAACAGAAGATTATATCAAGCGTTATGGTTTTACATATGAAAGCATGTATAAGACTCTGGTTTATCTGCATGAAATCATTGAAAAGGATTTAACTGGTGATGTAATTGGTATTGTTCCATATTATCACACAGAAGCAATGCAGTATTATGAGTCGGTTGATAAATTGGAAGAACATAATGAAAGTATGGATATTTCAAATATGTACAAAGAAAAGACCATTATTGTTCAACCTAAAAGGAGAAAAATAAAACAGATTGATATTCAGTCAATTGGGAAAGGGGTGAAATAATGGCACATGAAGGACTTGTAGACAAAAGAGCATATTTGAATACGATTGGTTGTTTAATACAAGATTCTTCCTTAATAGATGATATTGATAGACCATTAGATAGAACTGATTTTAATACAGAGAACTTCTATGAATTGCTATTTGTTGCAATTTACAATCTACATATGCAAGGTTGCACCACAATTGATGAATTTAGTATAGATTCATATCTAAGCAATTACAAAGAGCAGTATTCAATTTTTCAGGAGAATCAAGGTATAGAATATCTTTCAAATGCAAGAGATATGGCTACCATTGAGAACTATGATTATTATTATCACAGATTAAGAAAATACGCATTGCTTAGATATTATGAGCAAAAAGGTCTTGATACAAGATTTATTTTTGACAGTACCATTGCAGATACCTCAAAAATGGAAGCTGAACAAATTAAGTTTGACAATTATACTGAGCAAGACATTATTGAAATGGTTGAAGCAACATTTGTTATTAATCCCAATATGAAATATTGTACCAATACACTAAGTACAGATGTCCAGGCTGGTGATGGCATGACAGATTTGGTGAATGAATTGATGGAAGTTCCTGATGTTGGTTTAGCTTTGAATAACGAGGGATTGAATACTGTATCAAGAGGTGCGAGATTAGGATGTTTATTTATGAGATCGTGTCCTCAAGGTGGTGGTAAAACTCGTATGGCTGCTGGCGATGCTTGCAAAATTGCTGTTCCGTATTTTTATGATGTTGTATCAAAGCAGTATGTGTATACAGGAAATTGTGAGCCGACTACTATTTTCTCAACTGAGATGCCAGTAGATGAAATACAGACATTATTAATTGCAGCCGTTAGTAAAGTAAATGAGGAACATATTCTATATGGTACATATGAACAAGGAGAATTAGAAAGAGTTCAACAAGCCATTTCTTATATCGAATCTAGTCCATTATATATCGTACATATTCCTGATTTTTCCATTGAAGATATTAAAAACCAGATAAAAAAATACAACCGAGAATTTTCTGTTAGGTATTTTTTCTTTGACTATATTCATACCTCATTACGTTTAATGGCAGAAGTAAATAGTAAATCTGGAATGGGATTGAAAGAGCATCAGTTATTATTGGTATTTGCAACCGAATTAAAGACGATCGCTCAACAGTTAGATGTGTTTATTTATACTGCTTCTCAGTTAAATGGTGAAGCACAAAATGCACAGTACAAGGATCAGAATTTGTTAGCTGGTTCAAAAGCATTAGCGAATAAATTGGATATGGGTGTTATTTCAATGGCTCCCACCAAAGCAGAGAAAAAGAAAATCGAATCAGTGTTACATAAAATGGTTAATATGCCTGTGCCTAATATGTGTCATTGGGTATATAAAGTCAGACGAGGAAGGTTAACACGAATCATTATTTGGACAAAAATTGATTTGGGTACTATGACAGAACAGTGTTTGTTTGTAACGAATTATGATTTTGAGTTAATTGATATGGATTTTACAAAGATTGAGCAGGTAGAAGAGAAGATTAAGGAGCATTCTGTATTGCTATCTCAAGTACCTGATAATCCGATTGATGAAGAACAGGAAGAAGAACCAACTGATAAGAAGAGTTGGGGAAATTGGTAAGTGAGGTGAGGGTATGTATTTAGACAAGGATGCAATTCTTAACTCACTTACTAAGGAAGATATAATAAAAATTGTTACTTATTTTGGCTCTAGTTATCCAAAAACAGATAGTAATGGCGATTTAATATTCCAGTCGGTATGTCACGGATCAGATTCGTGGAAATTATATTATTATCACGAACCAAACGAGGATAAAGGGTACAAAGGAAGAACTTTTCATTGTTACTCTAAATGTTCAGATAGTTTTAACGTTGTTGAATTAGTAATTAGAGCCAATAGAGTTAAAGGAAAGACAGTTACATGGTATAAAGCGTTACATTTTATTGGGCAACTTACAGGAAAGTTAGCTATTACAAGTGCTGATGAGATTGAGAAAGAAAAGAATCGTATTAATGATTTTGAATGGATTAATCGTTTGAAGTCAGTAAAAAAGAATAGACGTGAAGTACCTACATTGTCTGAAATTAGTGAAAATATCTTAGACACATTCTACTATGCACCTCATGAAGATTGGTTAAATGACAACATTTCTCGTGAAGCTTTGAGCAGGTATGAGATTGGTTATTATGGATTGACCAATCAAATCGTAATTCCACATCGGGACAAAGACAATCGGTTGATTGGAATTAGAGGTCGTTATCTTGATGAATCTGATATTGAAAGAGTAGGAAAGTATGTTCCGCTTCAAATAAGTGGGAAGTTTCTTAGTCATCAATTAGGTTCAAATCTATACGGAATCAATGTTACCCAAAACAAAATTAAATCAATACGAAAAGCAATGCTGCTTGAGTCAGAAAAAGGATGTATGCAAAATTATTCATACTTTGGAGAAGATTCATTTGCAGTAGCAACTTGCGGAAGTAATATTACTATCACTCAGCAAAAATTATTATTGCAATATCTCAAATGTGAAGAGGTGATTGTGGCTTTTGATAGAGAATACCATGATGCGCATTCTTTTGAAGCAGAGATTTATTATAACAAACTTGTAAAAAAAGTAGCAGGATTAGTGCCATATTGCAAAGTTTGTTTGTTGTTAGACAGTGAGAATAGATTGCCTTATAAAGCCAGTCCTACAGATATGGGAAAAGAAACATTGTTGGAATTATTAGACGAGAAGATTGTTATCACAATGGATGAAGTTAATAGAGTGTTGAAAGAATCAAAGAAGGAGAAGTAATTGCAAGAATTAAAAGATAGAGTAAGACCTGTAACTGATAAGGACAAAGGTTTACCTACATTTTCATATAGTAAAATTGAGGTTTTTAAAAATTGTCCTCTTCAGTATAAGTTTAAATATATGGATAAGAAGTATTCACAGGATACTTCAATTGCACTTGAGTTGGGTAGTCTGTGTCATTATGTTTTGGAACAGAAGGGCAGGATGATTGCTTCTGGTCAAGCAGTAGATTATGACAAGTTAAATAATATTCTACAGAATGGAGTGACCGAAACAGACGAAAAAACAAAAGAAGAATTATTAGGTGTAGCACAGCTAAGAAGAAAATATTTTGAAGTATGGCACGAAGCTGATAATGCGAGTGGTGCTTCATATGAAGAAAAAATAAAACTATTTGATAAAGTGTTACACGAAGAAATGGAAGATACTACTTGGCAGCCTACATATTTTGAAAAACCTTTTGAATTTGTATGGGATAACAAAGTTATTTTAAAAGGTTTTATTGACCGAATTGATGTAAAAGATGGTCAGTATAGAACGGTTGATTATAAGACTTCCAAGAAAATATACGATCAGAGTAAATTAGCAACCTCATTACAGTTTGGAATTTATGCCTTGGCAATTTTAAACGAGTTTGGTGAATTACCTATTGAATCGCAGTATAGATTCATCCTTATAGATGATGAACAATATGCTCTTACAAAAGGATGGGAAAAACGTTTAATCAAAGCACTTGATAAAGTGTTTGGTGATATTGAAGCAAGTGAGAATAAAAATCTGTTTATTCCGAAGCCCACGCCATTATGTCATTGGTGCACGTTCTGCACAACAAATCCAGAAGCAATTATTTATAAAAATGAATGTGAATATTATTCAAAGTGGACACCAACTCAAAAGACATTTGAAGTTAATAAAAAGTGGAATGCTTTGGAGAATAATAATACAGAGAAGAAAAGAAAGTTGGTATTTTAATGACAGAAGAAAAACTAAAAATGATTGAGCCTATTTATGACTCGTTTGAAAATGAAGATATTAAAGATTTCTGTAAACTCTTGGTATCAGAACTTCCTTTGTATTGGTGGGAAGTACCTGCCTCGTCTACAGGCAAGTACCATCCTGCATATGCATTAGGCGATGGTGGATTGATGAGACACAGTATTGCAGTTGTACGATTCCTTAATTGGTTTTTCAGTCTTGAGCAGTATCAGAACAAATTCACTGACAGAGAAAGAGATTTATTAAGATGTGCTGGTTTAGTACATGATGGCAGAAAATCAGGTGCAAGTGATGATGTAAAGGAAGTGTTTACAGTATTTGATCATCCGTTGTTAATGGCAGAAGCAGTTAGAAAACACAAAGAAGATGCAATTATTTCAGATAAAGAAATTGAGCTGATTGCTAATGCGATTGAATCTCATATGGGGCAGTTTAATACCTCAAACAAACCAAAAGATGCTGGAATTGTGCTTCCAAAACCATCAAATAAATATCAGGAGATTGTTCATTTGGCTGATTATCTTGCTTCACGAAAGCCGTTAGACATGGAGTTTGATGAGTGGAAGAAACCTGAGTTACCACCTTTAGATACTTATGTGTTAAATTTTGGCAAGTATAAGGATGAACGTCTTGTGGAAGTAGCACAAAAGGATAAAGGATACATTGATTGGTTGAAAGAGAATTATGGAAGAGAACCAGTCAGAAGTTTATTAAAACAGTTATAAGAGGAGGATTTGAGTGAGTTTTTTTGGAGTACATAACCATAGTGCAGAAGGAAGTAATTTAAGACTTCGAGATTCTATAAATAAAGTGCCTGAAATGATTGAGTATGCTCACTCATTAGGTCATGCTGGTATTTGCTTTACGGAACATGAGTCTATCACTTCCTCATTAGATGCACTTAAATACTATGATAGTCACAAGGATTTAGAAGGATGGGAGAATTTTAAAGTTGTTCTTGGTAATGAAATATATTTGTGTACAGAAGATGTAACTGCCGAGAATAAATTTAATAATAGATATCCTCATTTTATTTTAGTAGCATTAAATGCTCATGGGCATCAAGGCATTAGAGAATTAAGCACAAAAGCTTGGACTAAGAACTCTTTTATGCATGTCATGATGCGAGTTCCTACTTATTATAGTGATCTTGAAGAAATGATGGAAAACTATAAAGGAGATATTATCGGAAGCTCGGCTTGTCTTGGGGGAGCTTTACCACACAGACTTTTACAATTTCAGGATTTAGAAAGAGCAAATCCAAGAGAATATGAAAAAATATGGCAATCTTGTAAAGATTGGATTGCATATATGAATGAGATATTTGGTGAAGGATACTTCTTTTTAGAGTTGCAACCTTCTCATATGATGGAGCAAATCTATGTCAATCATAAATTAATTCAATTATCAGAAGAAACAGGAACACCATATATTATTACAACAGATGCACACTATCTTAAAAAAGAAGATAGACAGATACATAAAATCTTTTTGGAGTCTCAAGAGGGCGATAGAGAAGTAGATGATTTTTATTCTACCACTTATATCATGAGTGAAGAAGAAATTCATGAATATATGGACGAATACTATGGTCACGATGTAGTCCAAAAAGGATTAGACAATACAATGCTTATATATGAAAAAGCAGAATATTACAAACTCACAAAAGACCTCGATATTCCGTACATTCCACTAAATACTTCTGAACCAAACAAAGAGTTGTATGAAAAGTTTAAGAATCAAATCCCTTTATTAAGTGAGTTTTATCATTCTGAATACGATTGTGATAGGCATTTAGTAAGAGATATTGTTGCTTATATTGACACAGATCCTTATTACCAAATAGACGAAGCTTATGAAAAAATAAACGAATGTCTTCATTATATAAAGGACTCATCTGAAAAAATGAAGGTTCGTTGGTCTAAATATCTTCTTCAGATTGCTATTGATGTACAGATTGCTTGGAGTGCAGGTACATTAGTAGGGGCTGGTCGAGGTTCTGGTGTAGGTTTCTGTCTATTAAATATTCTTGGTATCACACAGATTAATCCATTAAGAGAAAAAACAAAGACGTATCCTTGGAGATTCTTGAATCCAGAACGTGCTTCTGTTTTGGATATTGATATTGATATATGCGGTTCAAAGCGTGAAGCAGTTATTCAGGCTATGAAAGATACATATGGAGAAGATAGAGTTAGTAAGGTTATGACACTATCAACTGAAAAGAGTAGAAGTGCTATCTTAACAGCAGCTCGTGGTTTGAAGATTGATAATGATATAGCTCAGTATATTAGTTCATTGATTGTAGCTGATAGAGGTCAATTAAGAACTTTATCACAAATGTATTATGGTGATGATGATAACCCACCTGTACAAGAATTTGTTACAGAAATGAATAAATATCCTGAATTATGGGAAGCTGCACAGAAGATAGAAGGACTTGTCAATGGTGTAGGTTCACATGCAGGTGGAATTATCTTAGTTGATAGACCATTTACAGATACAACAGCACTTATGAAAACAAATTCAGGTGATGTTATTACTCAGTTTGATTTGCATATGTGTGAAGATTGTTCTCTTATTAAGGTCGATCTGCTTTGTATTGATGCTTTGGATAAAATGCAAGCAGAGTTGGAACTGCTTTTGGAGAATAATGTAATAGAGTGGCAAGGTTCATTGAAAGCTACTTATGAAAAATATATTGGCGTATATACTTTGGAACGTAATGCTAAAGATATGTGGGAAATGCTGTGGAATCACAAAGTAATGTCATTCTTTCAGATGGAGAAAGAGAGTGGCGTACAAGCGGTTGCATTAGCAAAACCTGCTTCTGTCGATGAATTAGCAACCATTAACTCAGTATTGCGACTTATGGCACAGGAAAAAGGTGCTGAAACACCATTACAGAAATATGCTCGTTTTAGAGAAAATATCCAGTATTGGTATGATGAAATGACTGAATATGGTCTGACACAAGAAGAACAAGATATTCTGAAAGATATTATTGGAGTATCATTTGGTATCTGTGAAGCCCAGGAGTATTTGGTACTTTTGACAATGCATCCGAAGATTGGTGGTTTCTCACTAGCTTGGGGTGATAGATTAAGAAAAGCGGTCGCAAAGAAGAAACCAAAAGAGTTCTTGCAATTACAAGAAGAATTCTTTGCTAATGCGGAAGAGAAGCATTTATCAAAGAATTTAACGAACTATGTGTGGAATGTGCTTATTTGCACCCAGCGAGGGTATGGATTCAATAAAAGTCATACACTAGCCTACTCGATTATAGGTCTTCAAGAGCTGAATTTGTGTTATAAATACAGCCCGATTTACTGGCAGACAGCGAATTTAATTGTAGATTCTGGCGCAGTAGATGAAAATGCAGGTGATTCTACCAATTATGGAAAGATGGCAATAGCAATAGCTGCTGTTCAAAAAGAGAATGTTAAAGTAGAACTTCCACTTATCAATTCAGCAGACTTCGGTTTTAAAGCAGATGTTGAGAACAATCGTATCATTTTTGGACTGAAGGGTATCAATGGTATAGGCGATGATATTGTACAAGCAATTATTCAGAACAGACCATTTAATTCTATGGAAGATTTCGCTCATAAAATGCTTGATACAAAGCTTATTACCAAGTCAAAAATGGTTCAATTAATTAAAGCTGGTTGCTTTACAGAATTGTACTCATCGGATAGAAAAGAAACAATGCGTTGGTATTTAAAGAACTATGCTTTTACTCCAAGTGACAAGATTACAATGCAACAGTTCGCAAAAATGACAGAATTGGGTATTATTCCTGAATCATTAGATTTAGCAAAACGTATGGTTAATTTCAAAAAATATGTTTTAGATGATGAAGGGTTGTATGAAAAGCATATAGATGAAGGAAAGAAAGTACCAAAAAGAGGATATCATGATGGTTATTATATTCTCGACAACAATTCTCAGCCTTTCTTCAAGGAACATTTCACAGAAGACTCAGTAATTAAGATAAAAGGAGAATATTATATTGTATCAGAAAAATTGTTTACTAAAGAGGTTGATAAATACATTCAGCCATTAAAGGATTGGTTTGACAATACTGATACATTAGATCTCTATAATGAAGCTTTATTTAAAACTGTTTGGAATCAATATGCTGATGGTACATTACCTTCTTGGTCTATGCAAGCATTAAGTTTCTATGATGGTGAACATGAGTTGGAGAATATTAATGAAGAATTGTATGGCATAGTTAATTTCTTCGATTTACCAGAAGAACCAGAACCTTACGATTATTATACTCGTTATATTGATGGTTCACCAAAGAAAATGCCTAAATTTAAGATATCAAGAATAGCAGGAACAGTTATCAATGCTGATAATTTGCATTGTATGGTTACACTTCTTACGAAGTATGGTGCAGTACATGTGAAGTTTAATAAAGGTCATTATGCATTTTATAATAAACAAATTTCAGCAAAGCTTGATCCGAATAGCGATAAGAAGACTGTACTTGAAAGAAGTTGGCTAAGTAGAGGTTCAAAGATTGTTGTGGCAGGAATCAGAAGAGATGATAGTTTCAGACCAATGATTTATAAAGACACAATTTATCAGCACACAGTAAACAAAGTTCAAGAGATACATTCAGATGGCACATTGCTACTTCAATCTGAAAGAACAAAAGTTGATTAAAAGGAAAGTGAGGACTAATGGCATCAGAAAATAGAATAAAAATTATATGTAGTGTAGAGACAATACGATTTTATAAAAATGAATTTGGAATTGCTGTTGTCTCAGTAGATAAGGTCAAAGAGGGTAAACCTAAGACCGACAAATTCAATCAAATCATAATCAAAGGTACAATGCCACAGTTGGTTGAAGGTAATCCATATGTATTAGTGGCAGATTATGTAGAAGATCCCAAATGGGGAGGACAATACAATATCATATCAATCTATAGTGCCATTACCTTTAATGAGAATGACAAAGTTGGACAGAAGAAATTCTTGTCCACTTTGTTCACCCTACTTCAGATAGAAAATATGTATGATGCATTGGATGATCCGTTTGATTCTTTGAAGAATAACAAAGCAGAAGATTTAGTAAAGGTCAGAGGTTGTGGATTAGACACGGCTGCACGATGGATTGAAAGATTTAATCGGAATATCCATTTAGCAAAAATCTTCTCAGAGTTGGAGCAATACAATTTGACAAACAATATGGTGAATAGATTGATGGAACGATATAACTCACCTGATTTAGTTGTTGAAAAGGTTAAAAACAATCCATATATCTTATGTAATGAAGTAAAAGGTATCGGTTGGAAAACAGCAGATAAAATAGCACTTGATAGTGGAATGGAAGAATTTTGTTCTCAACGTATTAGTGCTTTTATCTATAAATATCTTGAAGATTCTGGTCAGAATGGTTGTTCATGGATTACACCTGATGAGTTAATGGGGGCAATTATTGATGAACTTGGCGAAGATGTTCCCGATATGAATATTACAGAAGCAATTCATGATATGGGTGATGAGCTATGGTGGAATGAAGATAAGACACAGATTGGTCTTAGAAAATTCTACAATATTGAAGATAAAATTGCCAAAGAATTAATCCGATTAAGAGATGCAAAATCAGAGATTACATATGGCGATTGGGAAGATACAATCAAGCATGTCGAGCATAAGAATGGTTGGCAGTTTACGGAAGAACAGCGAATGGGTGTAAAAGAAGCACTTGAAAACAATGTAGTTGTTATTCATGGTGAAGCTGGAACAGGTAAGAGTTCATCCGTGTCTGCTTTCCTTGAAGCACTGAAAGATTATGTATATGTACAATGTGCTTTATCTGGTCGTGCAAGTTCTCGAATGGCTGAAATCACAGGAGAAGAAGGATATACAATTCATAGATTGCTTAAATATCCTTGTACTGATGATGGGGGGAAGAATGGTTTTACATATCATGATGAAAACCCGTTGGATGTTGACATTGTAATCGTAGATGAGATTTCAATGGTTGATGCTTATCTTTTCTATTATCTTTTAAGGGCAATTCCTTCAGGTGCAAAGCTTATCTGTCTTGGAGATATGGGACAGTTAGAGTCAATTGGGTGTGGCAACATTGCGTTTGATATGATCAATTCTCCTGAGATTCCTACGGTATATCTTAGTCAAGTACATAGACAAGCAGCAGCATCAGCCATTGTTACAGAAGCAAGACGTATTCGTAAAGGAATACAGATTGTAGAAAAAGACTGGGTTGGTACAGAGACAAGAGGAGAATTGCAGGATTTATCATTAGATTGTTATTCAGATAAGAGTAATACTTTCTATAAAATAATGCAGAGATTTTCAGAAGCAATGAACACAGAGAACTTCAATGTTATGGAAACTCAGATACTTGTTCCTGTTAAGAAACAAGGTGATGCTTGCACTTATAACCTCAATAATACGATTCAGGATTTATATAATCCAGAAGACGACAATAAAGAACAGATTGAGGTTGTATCACAGGGTAAAGTAACAATTCTTCGAGAAGGAGACAAAGTTATCAATACACAGAATACATACAAAACCAATCCACCTATCTTTAATGGTAATCTTGGTATTATTAAAAAGGTATTTCCAGAAGATAAAGCAGTGCTTATTTCATTTATGGGTATTGGAGAGGTATATGTAGAAGGAACACAAGTTAATAGTATTGAACTTGGTTATGCAATCACAGTTCACAAGTCTCAAGGTTCTCAGTTCGATCATGTTATTTTCGGCATTGATTTTTCATCATATTCCCTTTTAACAAGAGAATTATTATATACAGGAATTACAAGAGCAAAGAAAAAATGCGATTTGGTTGCTCAAACTGGTGCTTTGAGAATGGCTATCAGCAAAGAGGGCGTAAGTAAGAAACAGACTCACTTACAGCAGTGTTTATATGATACAGCTCATCCAAAGTTAGTATTTTAAGAGAATAATACAATAGAGGATTTCTGGAATGCCCATAAATAGGGCGTTTCAGAGACTCAAAAAGCCAAGGAAAGACGGATTTCTCGTCTGTCAAAATATGTGGTGGTGGAATATGTAGACACACAGGGAGGGATTCTGTAGTAGTTGTTTTTACAACGAATCTGGTATAGGAAAGTAAGTAGTGTGAGCAGAATCATGTAGGGTGGAAATCCCTATCCACATATTTTTTTTGAAAAAAGAAAGGTTAATTATGAATAGAGAAAATTTTATTGAAGGACTAGGAGTTGAATCATCCAATATGAATAAAAATTGGATAACAAATGTGCTAATAGAAAGTATTGATTCAAATTTGTCAGATGGAAATCCTAGAGGGCATAGAAATTTAATAATTGTCATGGAAGAATTGGCAGAATTATCACAAGCAATCGCCAAAGAATTAAGAGATAAAGGAGACAATATTAATTTACTTGAAGAGTTGGCAGATGTACAACTTGGAATCTATTATGTACAAGAAATTTTTAGCATTACTGATGAACATCTACACAAGGCTATGAATGTTAAAATGAAAAGATTGGAAAATGTTTTGAAACACAACGGAAAATATAAGTAAAGGAGAACAAAAAATGGAATTAGTAAATGTATGTTTATTTGCAGAAGGATATTATAGCGGATCAACTTATAAAGATAATATTTGGATTAAGAAGTCTTCATGTGAAAAATTAAAAGGATTTGTTTTTCGGTAAATAAACTTGGCAAAAAAATGAATGTTATATTTTTAGATGTAGATGGAGAACTTACATATAGTAATTATGAAAATCATAAAACTGCAAACATAGATGTTGAAAAAGTAAAACTACTTAAAGAAATATGTGATAAATCAAATGCAAAAGTAGTAATTAGTTCTTCGTGGCGTGGTTCTGAAAGTCATACTCCTAAAATTTATTATATATTAAGAGAAATTTTAAAGAACAACGGAATATGTGTTGTTGGTAATACTCCACATTTAAGCACAGAATTTGAAGACATAGCCGAACGAAATAAAATCAGTTTTGACAATACACATCATTTAAAAATCAAGTTTGGGACAGGTAGAGCTGCTGAAATTCAAAAATGGATTAGTGAACACAATGTTGATAATTTTGTAATTCTTGATGATGAAGATTTTGACTGGTCTGATTATGGATATGAAAACAATTGGATTCAACCAACATGGGTTGGTAATGGTGGCTTAAAAAAAGAACATGTTGATAAGGCAATAAAGATTTTAAAAGGTGAATAATAATGAAAATAGGTCAATTTGTAGAATATAAGGGATATGTCGGAAGTATTGAATACAAACCAGATGATATATCATATTATGGCTTGATAATAAACACTAGCGATTTCGTTAATTATTATGGTAAAGACATTTTTAAGTTAGAAAAAGAATTTCACAATGCAGTTGACGATTATCTTATATTTTGTGAAGAAGTTGGGAAATCAACTATTGTATATTGAGAGGTATTAAAAATGAAAAAATATAGTGAACCATATCCAACTATTGAAGAAGTGATTAAAAATAAAGATTATGATTATGTATCGTACAGAATAAGTCATATAAGTGATGAAGATGGTATTTTTGCTGGATGTTTTAAAACAGAAAATGGAAAAATAATTTCATTAGATGGAGATTCTTATAGCTTGAATGAAAAGGTAATTGCTTCTGAAGAATGGGAAGACGAAGAGGAAAATATCAATAATGGATTAACTGTTATCGTGGAAGGAAATTGGATATAAAGAACTTTTTAATAACTTGGTAATGAAAGGAGGGAATAGGATAATGGGTTGTTTTGATTATGTTAAAGGGAAGATAAAATGTCCAAATTGTAAAACTATATTTGAAGCAGAGGATCAAGTAAAATGGACAAACTGTATGCTTCAAGAATATGAAGTGGGAGACAAAATACCTGCAAAAGATGGTGAATATACATATGGTTCAAGTGAAAGAGGAAAGTTAATATCATTCTGTCCAACGTGTGATTCACTTATTTCATTTAAGGTTGTCGTAAAAAATGGGAAAGTATACAAAGTAAAAGAAACTGGTTTGATTTTATAGAAGATTGGAGATGAAGAAAATTGAATAAAAGAAAATTTAAGAAAGCATTTATTGAAACTATTAAAGAAATGTTGGTAGTGTTTATATTTACGATTGCTGGATGCTTAATTGCTACGTTTAGTAATGCTATTACTGGAACAATCGCATACGGATTAGTATTCATGTTTATAATTGTATTCGCAGCGAATATGTATTTGGAATATAAAGATCTTAAATATAAAGACGAGTAAATTGTACTTTCATTGGAATGGTGGTGATTAAAATAAAGAAAATATTAAAAGCAATAATGTTTACATTGCTATGGTTTCTGGCAGTGACAACGGTTTGTATTGCTGTTAAAGGAATTATTTACGTCATCGGCTTATTAATTGGAGAAGCCATGGCAACATTATTGTCAATTATATTATTACTAATATTCATAGCAGTGTTTATTTATAAAGAATTTTTATAGGAGGAATAAGATTTGAAAGCAACAGTAACAAGCATTACAGGATTTTATGAGGCATTTGTGTCTATGTTTATGAGTAAAAGAACTTGGACACCTGAATTGAATGAAGAAATTAAAACGGTATGTAGTAAGGTTGTAGATGCTAATGGAAGATTATATGAAAATCAAGAAGTAGAAAGTTATAAACAATTTTGTAAATGGTTAAATATGCTTCTTCGTATGGGTAAGAGACATATTACTGTTTTAAGATATCTCGATATTACAATTATGACAGAAGGATTGCATAGAGCAGGACAAGACGATGTAGATGCACATGCAAGAAGATTTGATAACAGGATTATTCGTAATAGTACAAGATTAGCTACATATGATGAAGGTGAAATGTCTGATTTTTATAAAGACAAGGTTTTAACAGATGGACAAGCTTGTAAAATTCTTGGATTTGAATTACCAAACGAGATTGAACATAATGGAAATATATATGTTAAATCTACAAATGGTTATGTGTTAAAAGAATATGAAAATAACAAAGATGTAAAAAGAGGTCTTTATATGCTTGGTATCCCAAGTAATTTTATTTCAAAAATAAACCTCTGTGAATGGGGACACGTATTCAAAGAACGTTATGCTGATGGTGGAGCTAATCCAGAAGTAAAAGAATGGGCTGAACAAGTAATGAAACAGATCACAGAATTCCATAAAGATATTACAAGAGATTATGTTCTATCAATTCAGAACTAGAAATGTTCATTTCAAAAGGTGGTGATTAATATTAGAAATCCAGATAGACTAGATGATTTTTACTCACAGTTATGTGAGATACATAAGAAGTCATTTCCAGATTGGCGATTTGGTCAGTTATGTAGTAACTTTTTTGGGTGGTTGGCTTCTGAAAAGAAAATAGATTTATTCTTTCCAGAAGAAGATCAAATGCTTACATATTTAAGAGAATTTTGCGGAGAAAAGGAGGATATGAATGGATAAATTAGAAAGAATAAAACAACTTATCAAAGATCTAAATAATGCTTCATATGCCTATTATAATCAAGTTCCAATTATGCCTGATTATGAATGGGATAAAATGTATGATGAGTTAATAAATCTCGAAGAAGAGACTGGTATTGTATTATCTAACAGTCCAACACATAATGTTGGTTATTCAGTTGCAGATGAATTAAAAGAAGTAGAGCATAATCATCCAATGCTCTCACTTGATAAAACAAAATCAATAGATGAGTTAATTGAATTTATTGGAAATAAGGATTGTTTCTTATCTGTTAAAGCTGATGGCTTAACCACATCTCTTCATTATATTAATGGTAAGTTAATCGGTGCAGAAACTAGAGGTGATGGAGTGAGAGGTACTGAATGCCTTCAGAATGTATTAACAATGAAGAACGTACCAAAAGAAATTCCATACAAGGATGAACTTATTATTGATGGCGAAACAATTATTGGTTGGGACACTTTTAGAGAGATCAATGATAAATTACCAGAAGATAAGAGATATAAACATCCGAGAAATCTTGTGTCTGGGTCACTACAATTACTCGATAGTAAGGAAGCTGCAAATAGAAATATGAGATTTGTCGCTTGGAGAGTTATTAAAGGATTTGAACATAAAACTCCTAGTAGAGATTTATTCAAGGCAAAAGATATTGGATTTGAAATTATACCGATATTAAAATCGCCTAGAATTAATCAGAAAAAAGAGTTAGTAATCTTGTTAAATCAAATAAGAGAATCAGCAAACTCACATAATATTCCTTATGACGGAGCTGTTATGGCGATTGATGATTATAAAATTGCAGAGTCTATGGGAAGAACGAATAAATTCTTCCGACATTCAATGGCATATAAATATGAAGATGAATTATTTGAAACTGTTCTTACAGATATTGAATGGAATACTTCAAAGACGGGTTTGATTAATCCTGTGGCAATCTTCGAGCCAGTTGACTTAAATGGAGCAATTACTACAAGAGCAACACTTCACAACATTACATATATTAAAGATATGATGCTTGGTATTGGAGACAGAATTAGGGTTTATCGTTCAAATATGGTTATTCCTAAAGTACATGATAGCATTGATAAGAGTGGTAATTTTAGCATTCCTGACAAATGTCCTATTTGTGGTCAACCTACAAGAATTGTAAAAGAGAATGAGTCGGAAGTTCTTATGTGTGAAAATCTAGACTGTAGAGGAAAACTTTTAGGAAAATTAGTCCATGCGGCTAGTCGAAATGCATTGGATATCGAAAATCTTTCAGAATCTACAATTGAAAAGTTTATTGCTCTTAAATGGCTTAATTCAATTCAAGATATTTATCATCTTTCGGATCATAAATATGAAATGGGATTGCTAGAAGGATTCGGTAAAAAGTCTGTAGAAAAACTTCTTTCGTCTATTGAAGAATCCCGTAACACTAATCTGGAACATTTTCTTTATGGTCTTTCAATTCCATTACTCGGTAAGTCAGCAAGTAAAATGATTGCAGAATCAGTAGATTATAATTTTAACATTTTTATGCAGCAGATGGCATTAACAGGAGCAAAATATTTTAAATATATTCCTGGAATCGGAGATACTTTAATTAATTCTCTTGATAATTATTTTGAAAAACATTGTTCTGATATTTTAAAATTGTCAAAAGAATTCATATTTGAATCAAAAGGTAATCGCCATACTAATGATTCATTAAAAGGATTAACATTTGTAATAACTGGTTCGCTTAATCATTATGCAAATAGAGATGAACTCAAATCAGAAATTGAGAGTTATGGTGGCAAAGTATCAGGTTCAATCAGTTCAAAGACTTCTTATTTAATTAATAATGATGTTAATTCTACAAGTTCTAAAAATTCTAAAGCAAAATCTTTAAATATTCCAATTATTAGTGAAAAAGATTTCATTAAAATGGTTCGGTGAAATTTCAATTAGAAAAAGAGAATATAAATATGTAACAGTCAACATTCAAATAGGAGGACAAATGAAAAAACGTATAGCAGTTCTAATATGTTTGTTTGTAATATCTTTTCCTGTCGTCCCCGTTTGGGGACACGATTATAAAAGTAATATAGGAAAAGAATTAAAAATAGGCACAGAAATAGTAACAAATATTAATCAATTACTTAGTTATATTGAATTACCAAATAACGAAACAAAAATTGGTTATTTGAATAATTCAACAAATATAAGAGTTGAGCCAAATCTTGAATCTTATGTTGTTGAGGTAAAGCCATTTAATACAGAAATTGAATATTATGACTATGATGAAGATTGGGTATGCATAGAGCAAGATGAAAATGTATTTTATGTGTATAAATCACTAATTTCAAAAAGTCCAACCGACTACTTATCATATAATACTCCCTATAATAAAATTAAAAGTTATATGAGTTACAAATCCATAACATCAAAATCGAGTGACCAATATAAAATGCAACAAATAGCATATACCGGCAATTATGGTATTCGTCAGGTAAATGGAAGATATTGTATAGCGGTTGGCTCTGCATATACCACAAAAATAGGTCAATATATTGATTTAGTATTAGAAGACGGGACAATCATTCCGTGTATTTTAGCGGATTGTAAGGCTGATATTCATACTGATTCTAATAATATTTGTACCAGTGATGGTTCGTTGGCTGAATTTATTGTTGATACAAAAGCATTGAGTAAAACAGTTAGATATACAGGCGATATTTCTACTGCATGTGAAGATTGGGAAAGTATGATAACGCAAGTAATTGTTTACGACAAAAAGGAGGAATTCTAATGAGTAAAGAGCATATTGTAAATCTTGATAATATTTCATTATTAAAGGAGTTTATTAACGAAGTAACTTATCACATTAAAAGTGATGTGGATGCAATTTATGACCGACAGATTGTGGATGCAAAGTCATTATTAGGTGTAATGTCAATTGCAATTCATCCACTTAGAGTAGTTATTCATAGCGATGACTTATCAGAAGTTGCATATTTTGCACATATTTGTGAGAAATTCAAATAGGGAGAATATTATTATGCATGAAGAAAATTATATTGAACTTGATAATGTAACAATTGGTGATTGTCTTGATGGATACAACTATAAAAATAGAAGGATTGTTGTAAATGATGGTCATATTATTGGATTTGTGGACGAAGAACTTGAGGTAAAGAAATGTTAATTTTAATCGGGAAAACTTGTAGTGGAAAAAATTTAATAAGAGACAAATTAATATCTGAATTTGGCTTTCATGAAAATGTTACATATACCACAAGACCAATGAGAAAAGGCGAAATAAATGGAGAAACATATCATTTTATTTCAGATGATGAGTTTAACGAAAAAGTAAAAAATGGATTCTTTTTAGAATGGCAGGAATATGTGACTAGCGATGGTATATGGAAGTATGGATCTTCTAAAGAAAGTTACGAAAATTCTGGCGATAGAACTATTGTTATTTTAACACCAACAGGAGTAAAAGAGGTCTTAAAGGAGAATTATACAGCAAAGATTATCTATGTTTTTTCCAATATTCAGACAATAAAGAAACGGTTGGCATTGCGTGGTGATAATAAAGAAGAAGCTGATAGAAGAGTTACATCTGATATAAGTGACTTTTATAAAGCAGAATTATTAGCAGATAAGATTATTTATAACAATTGGAATTCTAATATTGATGAAGTTGTTAAAAACATTGTGACACAATATGAAAGGTTATTGAATAAGAATGAGAAATAATGCACTTACGATATACCTTGCTGGGAAAATGCAAGGACTTACATATGAAGAAATGACCAAATGGAGAAACATGTTTAGGGACAATTTAGAAGATTGTTCAGATGCAACTAATTCAAAAACAAATGTCATTTCTCCGTGTGACTATTTTAATTTTGAAGAGAAAAGACAGCAGAATGAAAAAGAAGTTATGAATTTTGATATTTCTTTAGTTCGTAGTAGCGACATTGTTATTGTAAATACAACAGAATTAAATAGTAGTATTGGTTCTGTAATTGAAATTTACGAAGCATATAAAAACGATATTCCGGTAATAGCTTATGATGAGAAAGGATGGTACAGAATACTTCATCCATGGATTAAATGTTGTATTACTAGAACAGATTCTTGCGTAAAAGATATATGTGAATATATAAAAGATTTTTATATGCAATGAAAGAAGGTGTAGGAAAATTTATTTAAGTGGTATTAAAACAACTCATGGTTTAGCAAGAGAATTATTAGATAAACCTGATGAGTTTTTAACAGTTACAGTTGAAAATAGAGAATATAGTATTGACCACATAAAGCCAGTTAAAACACATGCAAATATTGATGATGGTGTAATACATAAAACGCTTGTATGTGAAAAACAGGTTGATGGCAATATTATTAGATAAGAGGTGAAAAAATTATGGGAATTGGAGATACTTATGTATTCGGACATGAAGAGTCTGGTTATAACAGAGAAACATACGATGACAAAATGATTCTTATCGAATTAATCTGTAACAAGCAGACAAAAATGATTCTTAATGATCCAACTTCATACGATTCTTCTTTTTACAAAAAATTAGAAGAATTGAAGGTAAAAATAAAAGATGCAAATTAGGAAACCATTATAAATAGGGCGTTTCAGAGCATGAAAATTCCAATGAAAGGTTGATTTCAAGTGGAATTAAGAAAGGAGATAAAATAAATATTGTACAATGTAATAAAAAAAGATGGAACTATAGAACCATACAATGAACAGAAAATTATAGATGCTTGTAATAAAGCTGCAAGACGTGCCATGTACGAATTATCAGAAAACGATTATGCAAAAATTTTAAACGATGTATTAGCAAGAATAGACGAAACATACGATGAAGATACAGATATTGAAATTTATGACATGCACAATATTGTAGAATCTGTGTTGGAAGATGATTATCCAGTTGTTGCAAAGATGTATAAAGAATATAGAAACTATAAAAAGGACTTTGTACATATGATGGACAAAGTGTATGAGCGTAGTCAAGCAATTAGATATATTGGAGACAAAAGCAATGCTAATACAGATTCGGCATTAGTAGCAACAAAAAGAAGTCTTATTTATAATGAATTAAGTAGTGAATTGTATAAGAAATTTTTCTTAACATACGATGAAAAACAGGCGGCAAAAGATGGGTATATTTATATTCATGACAGAAGCGCAAGACTTGACACATTCAATTGTTGTCTTTTTAATGTTGGAGCAGTAATGAAAAATGGATTTGAGATGGGTAACATTTGGTACAATGAACCGAATTATCTTGATACGGCATTTGATGTACTTGGAGATATTATTCTTTCAACGGCTGCACAACAGTATGGAGGATTTACAGTTCCAGAAGTTGATAAAATTCTTGAACCATATGCAGAAAAATCATACCAAAAATATAAACAAGAACATTATAATATTTTAACAGATTCTTATATCTGCATATCGGAATTAAACAGAAAAGAATGGGATGAACAATCTTCTAAATATGCCACAGAAAAAGTACAGCGTGATTTTGATCAAGGTTGGCAAGGAATTGAAATGAAATTAAATTCTGTCGGATCAAGCAGAGGGGATTATCCTTTTGTCAGTATGTCTATTGGTTTAGCGACTTCAAAATTTGGTAAAATGGCAGCCATTTCATTATTGAAAGTTCACTCAGAAGGTCAAGGTAAGAAAGGATTTAAACGACCTGTTCTATTCCCTAAGATTATATTTTTGTATGACAAGAATCTTCATGGTAATGGTTCAGATAAATATCCAAGTGCAGATGTATTCAATGCTGGGTTAGATTGTAGTAGCAAAACAATGTATCCAGATTGGTTATCATTAACTGGCGATGGATATGTTGCAGAAATGTATAAAAAGTATGGTAGAGTGGTATCCCCAATGGGCTGTCGGGCATTCTTATCACCTTGGTATGAAAAAGGTGGTATGCATCCAATAGACGAAAACGATAAACCTGTATTTGAAGGACGTTTTAATCTTGGTGTTGTTTCTCTTCATCTCCCTATGATTCTTGCAAAAGCTCGTAGAGAATCTAAAGATTTCTATGAAGTTCTTAATTATTATCTTGAATTAATCCGTGGATTACATAAAAGAACATATGATTACATTGGAGAACTTAGGGCAAGTGTAAATCCAGTAGCATTTTGTGAAGGTGGATTATATGGTGGGCATTTAAAACCAGAAGAAAAAATTAAATCTCTTCTTCCACCAATGACAATGAGTTACGGAATTACTGCATTGAACGAATTGCAAAGACTTTATAATGGTAAATCTATTCGTGAAGACGGACAGTTTGCATTAGAAGTTATGCAATATATTAACGATTATACAAATCGGATTAAAGAAGAAGACCATATTTTATATGCAATTTACGGCACTCCTGCCGAATCGTTGTGTGGTCTTCAGATTGAACAGTTCCGCAAGATTTATGGAATCATTGAGAATGTATCAGACAAGCCTTATGTGAGTAATTCATTCCATTGCCATGTTTCGGAACAGATGTCACCTATTGAAAAACAAGATAAAGAAGGACGTTTCTGGAATTTATTTAATGGTGGAAAGATTCAGTATTGCAGATATAATCTCGGATATAATAAAGAAGCTATTAAAACACTCATTCTTAGAGCAATGGATAAAGGTTTTTATGAAGGTGTAAATCTTGCTATGTGTTACTGTGAAGATTGTGGACATCAGCAGGTAGAAATGGATATATGCCCTAAGTGTGGTAGCAAGATGATTACTAAAATTGACAGGATGAACGGATACTTGGGATTTACAAGAGTACATGGTGAGACAAGATATAACGAAGCTAAGAATGCAGAAATTGCAGATAGAGTTTCAATGTAAGGAGTGTGGTTCATATCAATTATCATAATATTACACATGATGATATGAACAATGGTGATGGTTTGAGGGTCGTTTTATGGCTCTCAGGCTGTTCTCATCATTGTTATAATTGTCAAAATCCTCAAACATGGAACCCTGATAGTGGCATTCCATTTGACGAATCAGCAAAACAAGAGATATTTAACGAATTGTCTAAAGACTATATATCGGGCATTACTTTCAGTGGTGGTGATCCATTACATGAAAACAATCTTGATGAAGTCCTCAAATTAGTCCAAGAAATCAGTATTTCTTTTCCCGAAAAAACTATCTGGTTGTATACAGGATATTCTTATTCAGAAATATTTCGAGGACAATCATCATGTTTATCTCAAGAAGGATTAAATAATTTTAAACGCAGAGAAATCATTAAGTTATGTAATATCGTGGTTGACGGAGAATATATAGATGAGCAGAAAGATCTCACATTGAAGTGGAAGGGTTCAAAAAACCAAAGATGTATTGACGTAAAAAAGTCTCTTGTTCAGAACAAAACGGTCTTGTATTGTGATTAAAAAAGAAAATTGAGGTGAGTGCGGAGTGAGCGTTTTGTGGTTTATTATATTGTCAATTGCATGGCACACTGGAATAAAAATTGACAATATATCATTTATGATGATTTCAATTTTTTATATTGGAGATTGTATTTTAATACTAAAAGGAGGAAGAAATAACGAGTTACATAATAGATAAATTCAAAGGTATTTACCGTATTAAAGTGCCATATAATCAATGGACAAAAGATTTTACACGAAAACTTAATGGAAATCTCGAAGATGTAGATTGTTACATTGATTGTATGTATGGTAATAAAGTATTTCATTATGGCAGAGATGTTTTACAAGCATATATACCTTCACTTGGAAGAGGTCACAATATTCTAAAATCAATTAACGAAATTGACCAGTCAATTATCTTTGATATAGAAGAAACCGATTCAGAAATTCTCTTCAAATTTAAATATGCCGATTCTGACAAAATTATTCCATTATTAAAACCGAAGACAAGCGGAGCTAATATAAGCCCGTTTTCATCAAAGAATTTGCCACTAAATAAAGACTTTAGAGTTCCAGATGAAGAATTGCAACCTTATAAGGATATATTAGCAAATATACATGAAAACAAGCGATTAAGTATAGGAATAATAACGAATAACTTTATTAAAACATTAGCAACAAAAAAGAATCCAATAGAGAATATAAAAGCAGATATGAAATTAAAAGGCTTAAAAGGAAAGGAATATATTTTTTCTATTGGACAGTGGAGTAACTATATTAAATATTTAAAGGAGAATTTATAAAAATGAGTATCATTAAAAAAATAAAAGAAATTAATAAACTTGCTAAGTGCGAAACAAGTGGATATGTATGTGTTGAAGATGTATATACAGACATGCAAAAAATTAAAATTAAATATTTTGACAAAGAAATTGACAAATTGGAATACATTGGTGGAAGTAAATCTAATTGGATTGACCTTCGTTCAGCAGAAACAATACACTTGAAGAAAGGTGAATTTCGTTTGATTCCATTAGGTGTAGGAATGAAGTTGCCGGACGGATATGAAGCTAATATTGTTCCACGCAGCAGCACATATAAGAATTTTAAAATATTGCAGACAAATAGTTTTGCCGTGATTGACAACAGCTATAGTGGAGATACAGATGAATGGAAGTTACCAGTAATTGCTATGGAAGATACCACAATTAATAAGAATGATAGAATCTGTCAGTTTAGAATTAATAAGATTCAGCCAGAGATTAAGTTTGAGGAAGTAGAGCATTTAGAAAAGGTGAGCAGAGGTGGAATTGGAAGTACAGGAACAAACTAATAAGTTTAATAATAAAATCTATTATATTCTTCCAAAGTTTTCAGGTAAGAATATCCCTATTAAAGAAGTTGCTAAACTGATGGGAAAAGATCAGCAGTTTATTCGGCAGGGAATAATAAGGGGGATTTTGCCGATTGGAGTTGCATTTAAAAAAACAATCCCAAATGGTAGTTATGAAGAAAAAGAATCATCTCAGTACGATTTTTATGTTAGTCCAAAATTATTATGGGAATACACTGGAATTATTTACGAAGAATAAATATAAAATTAATGAAAGGACAAGTTATTGTGACTTGTCCTTTTTTGTATGATGTGATAATATAACTAAGATATGAACAAAAATATAATAAAATATGGTAAGAAAAGTGCTGATTATTGTACAGAAAGACGCATGGTAGGACGCATTTTTCGTAAGAACGTAGCGTTTATGGGCTTTTTAAAGTACAACGGAATTAATGTTACTATTAGAAGGGAAATGGGCAGAGATATTGATGGTGCCTGTGGACAGTTAAGAAAGAAATTTTTAGAAAGGTAG